AGGCGGCCCAATAAAAATAAATAGTTTTTACAGGTGTGAAGAGCTGAACCGTGCTATTGGCGGCTCATCTCGCTCACAGCACTGCGAGGGTAGAGCGATTGACCTGGATGACACCTTTGGACATAAAACAAATGCAGAAATGTTTCACTATATTAGAGAAAATTTAAACTTTGACCAGCTCATTTGGGAGTTTGGAGATGACAACAACCCTGATTGGGTTCATGTGAGTTATGTGTCAAAGGAAGAAAATAGAGGTCGTTGTTTGCGAGCCTTAAAAGAAAATGGAAAAACAGTTTATAGAAATTATATTTAAAACAATTAATTATGTTTACATTTAGTATTATACTCAACGTTGTGCTTCTTTTAGCACTAATCTATGTTATTTTTTTACACACTGGTTTTATAAAAGACGAAGACAAGGATTTTATAGCAGATAGTGTTGAAAAGAAAATAGCAGATGTCAAAGAAGATGTTGGTCAGTTTAAATCAAGAGTTGGAGAAGAACTTGGCGATGTTGTAGATGCAGTAAAAGAAGTAGGAAATCAAATAGGAGATTTGCCTGGCGCTGTAACTGGAAAACATAGAGCAGGTAGAAAGCCTAAAAAATAATGGAAGAGAAGAAGCCATTTAAAGAGACTGGATTAGGCAAGATATTGCTTAGTGTACTTCCAGGAGTTGTTAAAGGAGCGTCAAAAGTATTACCAGATTCTGGGGTGCTAGGTGTTATCAAAAACTTAATAGACACCGACCCTGATATGTCTGAAGAAGAAAAAGCTGCTGCTCATGACCAGCTTGTTGAGCTTTATAGATTAGAGGTAGAAGATAGAGATTCAGCTAGAAAAAGAGAAGCCTCTATTGCAGCTACAGGAAGAAGCGATTGGATGATGACTCTTACTGGGATTGTTGGTCTTGCTGCATTTGCTTTTTTGGTTTATACTGTAGTTACAACACAAGTACCTGAATCAAACAAGGAAATATTCATTCATATGATTGGTATTGTTGAAGGTGTTGCTTTAAGTATTTTTGGTTATTATTTTGGGTCAGCAGTTAAAAAAGAAGATAAAAATGGCTAGGCAACAAATCACAGACCATAAAGAAACACGCAAGATAAATAGACCTGGGGTGCACGCTAAAACTAAAACTTCTACACTAAAAACTTCTAAGAATTACCGAAAACCATACCGAGGGCAAGGGCGGTAAATATTTGTTATATTTGTATTTACTAAATTTAATATAATGGATATTCGTAAAATCTCAATAGGTCCTGATTATAAATCAGGGGCTATGCACTACATAGTAGGTCAAGAAATTTTAGGAGGGAATCATAAAATACATTTAATAAAATACAACAATGATACGGGGAGTATCAATGTTTGGGTGAAGACTGGAGATGAAGTTTTTTTATGGAAAACTTTTAATTCTTCGATGCCTATGTCTATAGAGTATAATATTAATTTTTAATGAGGTCTCCTTTTTATTTTATAGTAAAACCCTATCAGGGCAAAAGATATAATAACACTAAAGACATTGGTGGTGTTGATTTTTTGACTAGCACTTCAGAAGAAAACCATATGGCTTCAAACAGAGAGGCTATAGTTATTTCTACACCTTTAGGATATACGGGAGATATAGAGCCTGGAGACACTCTTCTTGTTCACCACAATGTATTTAAGTTTTATAACGACATCAAAGGAAGACAAAAAAGTGGGAAAAGCTTTTTTAAAGATGATTTGTTTTTTGTAGATAATGAGCAGTTCTTTATGTATAAAAAAAACAATAAATGGTTTTGTCATGATAGATATTGTTTTGTAGAACCTATTGCTACGGTTGAATCTTTTGTTTATAAACCAATGTCAGAAGAACCTTTAATGGGCAAGCTAAAATACATAAACGATAAGTTAAAAGGGTATGGTTTAAAAGAAGGAGACTTTATTAGTTTTAAACCTGAGAGTGAATATGAATTTAATGTAGATGGACAAAAGCTTTATAGAATGTTTGACCATCAAATAACAATGGCTCTATGATTAAATCAGAGCAATTAAAGAAAGAAATAATATCAGCTGGAAGAAAAGCTGTAGAGCAACTTATAAAGGTTGCTAGAGAGGATATAATAAAACCTGACCCTGAAGATGAGTTGGCAGCAGATAGATTGAAAAATGCAGCTGCAACAAAGAAGCTGGCAATATTTGATGCTTTTGATATCTTAAATAAGATTGACCAGGAAGAGGAAAATATAAACATATCTAATAATACTACTGAAAAAGTTGAAACGAAACAAGGATTTGCAGAACGAAGGTCAAGATAAACTTTATGAGGTTGTCAAGGACTATATTCCAAAAGCAGTTTTAGCAAATAAAAATAGGAGCAAAACTTGGGAGTATGGTTACAATGAGAAGTACGACTTTGTAAGTATATCTAAGACTGGTCAAATTGGAGATATAGTAAATATATCTGGATTATACATAGGCCTTCCTTTACCTCCAAAAGAAATTGAATCTCGTTCAAAGAAAAAAGAAGAGCAGTATTGGGAAAGACAAGAACTGCCACAGCCTCTTAGTAGAATACAATCTATATTTCAGTGGAATGAAATGCCTTCTGAATTTAAAAACAAATGGATAGACTATATTGAGTTAGAGTTTGACAAGAGAGAAGATGGGCATTGGTTTATGAATAATGGAACTCCCACATATATTACAGGAGCTCATTATATGTATTTACAGTGGTCTAGTATAGATGTTGGTTATCCAGATTTTAGAGAGGCAAATAGAATCTTTTATTTATTTTGGGAAGCCTCAAAGGCAGATAAGAGAAGTTTTGGAATGATATACCTCAAAATAAGACGTTCAGGGTTTTCTTTTATGGGGTCTTCTGAATGCGTCAACACGGGTACTCTAGCGAAAGACGCAAGAGTTGGTATACTATCTAAAACAGGGGCGGACTCTAAAAAGATGTTTACCGACAAGGTTGTGCCTATATCAAATAGACTTCCTTTCTTTTTTAAACCCATACAAGATGGTATGGACAAACCAAAGACAGAACTAGCCTTTAGGATTCCAGCATCAAAGATTACAAAAAAGAATATGTATGAGTCTGTAGATGACGAGCTAACAGGACTTGATACAACTATTGACTGGAAAAATACTGATGACAACTCTTATGATGGGGAAAAGCTTTTGCTTCTTGTACATGATGAAAGTGGTAAGTGGGTAAAACCAAATAATATTTTAAACAACTGGAGGGTAACTAAAACCTGTTTGAGACTTGGTAGTAAAATTATAGGTAAGTGTCTTATGGGTTCTACTTCAAATGCATTAGATAAAGGAGGAGATAATTTTAAAAAGCTTTATGAAGACTCTAATGTGTCTGTAAGAAATGCAAATGGACAGACTAAAAGTGGACTTTATAGTTTGTTTATTCCTATGGAACTTAATATGGAAGGGTTTATAGATGTCTATGGACAGCCTGTTCTTAGAAAACCAAATGAGAAAGTTAAAGGTGTTGATGGGGAATGGATTACAAATGGAGCAATAGACTATTGGGAGGCAGAGGTAGAGTCATTAAAGTCAGATGCAGATGCGCTGAATGAATTTTACAGACAGTTTCCAAGAAGTGAGTCTCATGCTTTTAGAGATGAAAGTAAGGCTTCTTTGTTTAACCTAACTAAAATATACCAACAGATAGACTACAATGATTCTTTGATTATGGAGCATCATGTCACAAGAGGTAGTTTTCAGTGGCAGAATGGCATTAAAGATAGTAAGGTAATTTTTAGCCCTAACAATAAAGGAAGGTTTTTAATTAGCTGGGTTCCTTCTAAAAATCTGCAAAACAGAATCATAGAGAGAGGGGGTAAAAAATATCCAGCCAATGAGCATATAGGAGCATTTGGATGTGACTCTTATGATATATCAGGAACTGTGGGTGGAGGTGGCTCTAATGGAGCATTGCATGGAATGACTAAGTTTAGTATGGAAGAAGCTCCTGCGAATGAGTTTTTCTTGCAGTATATTGCTAGACCACAGACAGCAGAGATATTTTTTGAAGAAGTGCTTATGGCTTGTGTTTTTTATGGTATGCCAATACTTATAGAGAACAACAAGCCTAGATTGTTGTATCACTTTAAAAATAGAGGATACAGACATTACTGTTTGAATAGACCAGATAAGCATCATTCAAAGCTATCTAAATCAGAAAAAGAGCTAGGAGGTATACCTAATAGTTCTGAGGATGTTAAGCAGGCTCATGCGGCAGCAATAGAGTCTTATATTGAAAAATATATTGGCCTTGATTTTGAAGGGACTTTTAGAGACCCAGACGAGATGGGTTCTATGTTGTTTACTAGGACTTTAGAGGACTGGGCGAAGTTTGATATTAATAATCGTACAAAGTACGATGCAACAATTAGTTCTGGATTAGCTATTATGGCAAATCAAAAACACCTATATCAAACAGAAAAAAAACAATCAAAAATAAAGCTTAACTTTGCAAGGTATACTAATAACGGAACTTTAAGTCAATTAATTACATAGATGAAAGATGTTAAGATAGACATTCCATCTACAGGTTTTCCCAGTCAGTTTGTTTCGGATGCTGAGAAAGCTACTCAAGAGTTTGGTTTGCAGATTGGACAAGCTATTCAATATGAATGGTTCAAAAAAGATGGAAATCAATGTAGATATTATAATCAGTGGAGAGATTTTCATAGACTAAGATTATATGCTAGAGGAGAACAATCCATAGCAAAATATAAAAATGAATTAGCAATAGATGGAGACTTGTCTTATCTAAACTTGGATTGGACTCCAGTTCCTATTTTACCCAAGTTTGTTGATATTGTTGTAAATGGTATGCAAGACCGAGAGTTTAAGGTTAAGGCATATTCTCAGGATGCATTATCACAAGCCAAGCGTAGTAAATACCAAGATATGATTGAGGGGCAGATGGCTGCCAAAGATATTCTTACAACTATTCAAGAACAAACAGGGGTTGACCCATTTGTAATGGACCCTGATGAGCTTCCTTCTTCTGACGAGGAATTGTCGTTATATATGAACCTCAACTATAAACCAGCAATTGAGATTGCTGAAGAAGAGGCTATTGATACAATGTTCCAGGAGAATCACTATAATGATATCCGTAAACAATTAGATTATGACTCTACAGTTGTGGGTATGGCTGTAGCAAAGCATGAGTTCCTTCCAGGTTCGGGTGTACAAATATCTTATGTAGACCCAGCCAATGTAGTATACAGTTACACAGAAGACCCTCACTTTAAAGATTGTTTTTATTGGGGAGAAATTAAAACACTACCTATAACAGAGCTTACAAAGATAGACCCAACCATAACTCGTGAAGATTTAGAAGAGATATCTAAATACAGTCAGAGTTGGTATGACTATTATAACGTAGCTCAGTTTTATGAGAACGATATTTTTTATCGTGACACCTGTACCCTTATGTATTTTAATTATAAAACCACTAAAAAGATGGTTTATAAGAAAAGAATACTAGAGGGTGGAGGCTCTAAGATGATAGAAAAAGACGATAGTTTTAATCCTCCAGATGAAATGCTGGAAGAAGGAAACTTTGAGAAGATAGAAAAAACAATTGATGTATGGTATGATGGCGTTATGGTCATGGGTACTAACATTATATTAAAGTGGGAGCTTGCCAAGAATATGGTTAGACCAAAGTCATCTTCTCAGCACGCTTTACCAAATTATGTGGCTGTAGCACCAAGAATGTATAAAGGAGTTATTGAGTCTTTAGTAAGACGAATGATTCCTTTTGCTGATTTAATACAGATGACACATTTAAAACTACAGCAGGTTATAGCTAGAACTGTACCTGATGGAGTTTATATAGATGCAGATGGTCTTAATGAGGTAGATTTAGGAACTGGAGCATCATATGACCCATCAGATGCGCTAAGACTATACTTTCAAACAGGTAGTGTAGTAGGTAGAAGTTATACTCAAGAAGGAGAGTACAATCAAGGTAAAGTTCCAATACAACAGCTCACAAGCAATTCAGGAGCTTCTAAGACACAAATGCTTATAGCCAACTATAACCATTACTTAGACATGATACGCTCTGTAACAGGCTTAAATGAAGCGAGAGACGGTTCTACACCATCTCCAGATGCATTAGTTGGTGTTCAGAAGTTAGCTGCGTTAAATTCTAATACAGCAACAAGACATATATTAGACGCTAGTTTATATATCTATAAAAGCCTTGCTGAGGCTTTAACATATAGAGTTGCTGATATATTAGAATACTCTGACTTTAAGGAAGACTTTATAAATAAAATAGGAAAATATAATGTTAGTATTCTCGGAGAGATATCTGACCTTTACATTTATGACTTTGGAATATTTATAGAGCTTTCTCCAGATGAAGAACAAAAAGCAATGCTTGAGCAGAATATTCAAATGGCATTATCCAAGGGAGATATTAATCTTGAGGATGCTATTGATATTAGAGAAATCAAAAACCTAAAACTAGCAAACCAGCTTTTAAAGGTTAAGAGATTATCTAAACAAGAGAGAGACGAGAGAATGGCTATGCAACAACAAGCCATGACTGCACAACAGCAGTTAAAATCTCAAGAGCTTGCGGCTCAGGTAGCGATGCAGAAGATTCAAATGGAGACTGAATCTAAAATGAAAATTAAGCAAGCTGAAGTAGCATTTGAAATTGAAAAGAATAAAAACGAAGCAGCTCTAAAAGCTCAGTTAATGCAGCAAGAGTTTAATTACAACTTGCAGCTTCATAATATGAGTGAACAATCTTTATCGTCTAGAGAAAGCTCTAGAGAGAAAGCAAAGAGCGATAGAATTAGTCAGCAAAATACTGAGCAAAGTAAACTTATTTCACAACGTAAAAATAACTTACCACCTCAGAATTTTGAATCTAATGAAGACAGCTTAGATGGCTTTGATTTAGCGGAATTTGAGCCAAGATAATGCTTAAATTTTTTATTAACTTTGTAAATTAAATTATATCTAATGGAATTAAAAGTAAGAGCGGTAGAATCTGCTCAAGAAAAATCTGTACAAGAAGTTGAACAAGAGCTTCTTGACAAGCATGAACAAAAATTATCTGCCTCAGAACCTACAGAGGATGTTGAGGTAGAAACACAAGAACCTGTTGCGGAATCTAATGAAGAAGCTCAGGAACAAAGTGTCGTAGAAGACACTGTTGAAATAGAAGAGTCAGTTGAAGAACCAACTGAGTTATCTGAAGAACAAGTTCTTTCATATATTGGAAAAAGATACGGTAGGGAAATTAGCTCTTTAGAAGAGTTAGCGGCAGCAAGAGAAGAAGCTGAACAGCTTCCTGAAGATGTTGCAGCCTACTTTAAGTATAAAAAAGAAACAGGAAGAGGGATTGAGGACTATGTAAAATTACAAAGAGACTTTAATTCTATGAATCCTGATGCTTTGCTACGAGAGTATTTGACAATTACAGAAGGCGAAGGTTTAGACACAGAGGATATTGATTCTTTAATGGAAGAATATTCTTATGATGAAGAACTGGATGACGAAACAGTAATTAAGAAAACCAAAATAGCAAAGAAAAAAGCTATTGCTAAAGCAAAAAAATTCTTTAACGAACAAAAAGAATTATATAAGCAGCCCCTTGAGTCGAGCACGGCTGCCAATCCTCAAGCTCAAGAAGAAATACAAGCTTATCAGCAATACTTAGAATCTGTTAAAACTCAACAACAGGAAGCAGAAGTAAAACGAGATTGGTTTATTAAAGAAACTGATAAAGTTTTTACTGGTGATTTTAAAGGTTTTAATTTCACACTTGACGACAAGACAGTAACTTTTGCTCCAGGAGATGCACAGTCAATCAGAAAAAACCAAGAGTCAGTGATGAACTTTGTAAACAAGTTCCTTGATGAAAAAGGTTTGATTAAAGATGCGGCTGGATATCACAGAGCTTTAGCAGTTGCAATGAATCCTGACAAGTTTGCCAAGTTCTTTTATGAGCAAGGTAAATCAAGTGCTACGGAAGATGTGATGCGTAAGACTAAAAATATAAATATGACTGAGCGCAAAGCACCTGAAGTTACAAGCAAGGGAGGATTTCAAGTTAAGTCTGTAAACCCAGATTCTGGGCGAGGCTTAAAAATTAGAAGTGTTAATAGAAAGTAAAATTTTTAAAATTTAAAAAATGGCAGGAAGTGTTCAAGCAACCCCAGGGTATGCTTTACAGCCAAGCGCAGAACAAGTTGCATTGGCTACCAATTACATTACTAACTTCGATTTCTTGAATCAGTATTTACCTGATACATATGAAAAGGAGTTTGAGCGCTACGGAAATCGTACTGTAGCATCGTTTTTACGTTTAGTAGGTGCAGAAATGCCCTCTAACTCTGACCTTATTAAGTGGGCAGAGCAAGGAAGATTACACACAAAATATACAAACTGTTCATCAGGAGCAGCTGCTGCATCTGATACAGCTACTATTACTGTTGCTGATACATTAGTACCTGGTACAGGAAGTATTGCAATTCGTGTGGGACAAACAATTGTTATCTCTGACAACGCAGGAAGTGGATTAAACAAAGGTATCGTTACAGCTGTTGATACAGCTGCTGGAACTTTTGATGTTGCTTACTACGAAGCTGGAGGACAAGTATTCGGAACTACTGAAACTCTTACAGTATTCATCTATGGTTCTGAATTTAAGAAAGGAGCAAGCGGAATGTCAGGTTCTTTAGAAGCTGATGACCAAATCTTTGAGAACTCTCCAATTATCATCAAAGACAAGTATGCTGTTAATGGTTCTGATATGGCTCAAATCGGATGGGTTGAAGTTACTACAGAAAATGGAGCTTCTGGATACCTATGGTATTTGAAATCAGAGCACGAAACAAGACTTCGTTTTGACGACTATCTTGAGACTGCAATGATTGAAGCTGTACCAGCTGAAGCAGGTTCTGGAGCAATTGCTACTACAGGAGATGTAGGAAACAAAGGTTCTGATGGTATCTTCTACGCTGTAGAAAACAGAGGAAATGTATGGGCTGGAGGAAATCCTTCTACTCTTGCAGATTTTGACGCTGTTATCTCTCGTTTAGATAAGCAAGGAGCTATTGAAGAAAACGTAATTTTCGTTGACAGAGACTTTGGATTTGACATCGATGATATGTTAGCTGCTCAAAACTCTTACGGAGCAGGTGGAACTTCTTATGGTTTATTTGATAACGACCAAGATATGGCGTTAAACCTAGGATTCACAGGATTCCGTAGAGGATATGACTTCTACAAGTCTGACTGGAAATACTTAAATGACCCAACTATGCGTGGTGGATTACCAACTGGAAGCGGTTCAGGCCGTGTAAACGGACTACTTGTTCCTGCTGGTTCTACTACTGTATACGACCAAATTTTAGGTAAAAACGCGAAGAGACCATTCCTTCATGTTCGTTATAGAGCTTCTGAAACAGAAGACCGCAGATACAAAACTTGGATTACAGGTTCTGCTGGAGGTGCTGCAACATCGGATTTAGATGCGATGGAAGTACACTTCTTGTCAGAAAGAGCTGTATGTACTTTAGGTGCAAACAACTTCTTCTTATTCCAAGAGTAGTATATTTATTAAGGGAGGTTTAACCGCCTCCCTTTTTTTTAAATCTAATTAAATTTTATATAATGAAAAAAAATATTACACCCGTAGACAAAGTCTACAAACTTACAAGAGATGCCGCACCTTTATCTCTTTATATCCCTTCAAGCGGCTCAAGAAGAAAACCATTACTGTGGTTTGATGAACAAAAGGGAGTTAACAGAGTTTTAAGATATTCAGCAAATCAAAAGTCTCCATTCGAGGATGAGCAGGATGATAATGTTGTTCGTGTTCCTATTGAATTTGAAGATGGATTTTTGCGTGTTCCTAAAACCAATCCAGTATTACAAGAATTTTTACACTACCACCCATTAAATGGAAAAAGATTTGTTGAGGTGGATAGCGAGAAAGATGCTTCTGTTGAATTAGAGAAAATGAATATAGAGGCAGATGCTCTTATAGAGGCTAGAAATCTAACTTTAGACCAGTTAGAGACTATTGGAAGAGTTGTTTTAGGAAATAATGTAACTAAAATGAGCACGGCTGAATTAAAGAGAGATATTCTTATTTATGTAAGAAACAATCCAGAAGAGTTTATGAAGCTCATAAACGACCCACTATTAAAGTTACAATCTAATGTTCAGTTATTCTTTGATAAAGGAATACTGTCATTTAGAAACAAACAAAAAGAAGTATGGTATAATACAGCATCTAATAAAAAGAAAATGTTAACCATACCTTTTGGCGAGGACCCCATGTATGTAGTATCATCATATCTACAAAGTGACGAAGGTCTCGAAGCATTGAAAATGCTTGAGGCTATGATTGAAGAGTAGCTTTAAGTAGCTGATTTGAAGAGAGGTCAAAATTAATTGACCTCTTTTTTTTTCCTTATCTTTGTAAAAAAGAAAGCGATGATAAATTCTGTTAGAAATACAGTTCTTGCTATCCTTAATAAAAATAATTATGGCTATTTATCGCCATCTGATTTTAACTTATTTGCAAAGCAAGCACAGTTAGATATTTTTGACGAATACTTTATTGGTTACAACAATGTAATTAATAAGGAAAATGCCCGTGTATCTGGAACTGAATATGCGGATATCAAAAAAGGATATGAAGAGGTTATAGACACTTTCTCTGTAACAGCTAGTTTAGCTAAAAGCGCTAACAACATATACCAGGTTCCTACAGTAGCAACAACTGGTTCTGATTATTATTTATTAAATAAAGTTTTAATATATAGCACAGTAACCTCCTCTGGTGTAACTACATCAACAGGAGCAGGAAATACTGCTTTAATAGATTCTAGCGCTACATTTCAAACAGATGGTGTATCTGCTGGAGACACAGTATCTATTGTATTAAGCGGCTCTGTGGTTACTAATTTAACAGTACAATCTGTTACAAGTCAAACACAGCTTATTGTAAGCACAGCTTCTTTAACAACATCAGGACTGTATTATAGTGTTTACAAATCTGCTAACTTAAAAAATGAAGCAGAGCATGTTAATCACAGTAAGATTACAATGCTAAACAAATCAATGCTTACAGCTCCAAACATAACATTCCCTGCGTACACACAAGAAGGAGGTTTATTGACAATACATCCTTCATCTGTAAATGAAGTAGGAAGAGTTGTTTCTCAATACATAAGATATCCAAAAGACCCTAAGTGGACATATATTTCGCTTAGCGGAGGTGCTCCTGTATTTAATCAGTCACAAGCAGATTATCAAGATTTTGAGCTTCCAGAGGATGATGTGAACAATTTAGTTGCAAGAATATTACAGTACGCTGGATTATCAATAAGAGAGATTACAGCTGTTCAATTTGGACAAGCAATAGAACAACAAGAAAACCAAGAACAATAAGATGGCATACTTATCACAATACCAATATTATGAGAACGGAGGGAATGCTCCAACTAATGCTAACTGGGGTTCTTATCAATATGTAAGTTTAGAGGATATAGTCAATAATTTTCAGTTGATGTATTCTGGAAATCATTCTTTGGTTAATAACGAAGAGAGATATAAAATATTGTTTCACGCAAAGCGTGGTATTCAAGAATTAAACTATGATGCATTTAAAGAAGTTAAAGCGTTAGAGCTTGAAGTTTTTGACAACTTAACTTTTGTTTTGCCCAGCGATTATGTAAACTGGATTAGAATATCTTTATACAAAGATGGTTGGCTAAGACCATTAACTGAAAATATACAGGTTAATTCAGCTCAAGCTTATTTACAAGGTTCAGGAGGAACTCTTAGTTTTGATGGTGACGGAAACGTCATTACTACTGAATCACAGCTAGATATAGATAGAAAGGATGGTAATCAAAAAAGTATTTATCTGAATCAAGTTAATGCTGAAGACCAAACTCCACAAGATACTCAAGCTAATTGGTATGCTGACTATACTATTGGCGCTCGGTATGGTTTAAATACTGAGACTGGAAATATAAATCCTACATTTAGAATAGATAAAAAAGCAGGAGTTATAAATTTTGATTCTACAATGTTAAATGAGAAGTGTATTTTGGAATACATTTCTGATGGCATGGAAGGAGGAGACGACTCTAAGGTTTCTGTAAATAAATTATTTGAAGATTATTTATACGCATATATTGAGTACGCTATACTATCAAGTAAGTTTAATGTTCAAGAGTACATTGTAAATAGAGTCAGAAAAAGAAAAACTGCTTTATTAAGAAATGCAAAAATAAGACTAAGCAATATACATCCTGGAAGATTACTTATGAATCTAAGAGGAGGCGACAAGTGGATTAAATAAAATGGCGAATATTCAAAGAAATTTTATTGCAGGCCGTATGAATAAAAGCCTTGATGAAAGGCTTGTACCAAATGGCGAATATGTAGACGCACTAAACGTAAGGTTAGGTTCTACAGAAGCTTCTGAAATTGGTTCTGTTGAAAATTCTAAAGGAAATTCTAAGCTTACCTCATTACAAGTTTTAGGGGGTATACCTTTAAGCGCTGGAGCTAGATGTATTGGAGCTTTTGAAGATGGTTCTAATGAAATTATTTATTGGTTTGTTCACGACCCAACATTTGTTGAAGGGGATACTGGTAAATTAGATTTAATTGTTTCTTATAATGTAAAAACAAATGATACTATCTATCATATAATTAGTCTTGATGATGGTTCAGGAGTGAATACAACTTTAAATTTTAATCCATCATATTTAATCACTGGTGTGGATAGAGTGGGTGATTTATTGTTTTTTACAGACAATTATAATCCGCCTCGATTTATTAATATAAAAAAGAATTATCCTAATCCAATAAACATAACTCCTGCTCCTCCAACACCTACACCACCAACACCACCTACTCCTCCATTTTCCAATGGATGGATATTTACAGCTGGTCAAACAAATATAGGGGGAACTCTTTTTACTGGATACCACACAGGTACATTATTGGGTTGTCCAACAAGCATACCTTCTATTGGAGTTGGTTCTAGTCCTACAACAACTCAAATACCTTTGCCAGGAGTAGATTGTTATCAGTCAGCTTTTTTTGATACAACAAAAGGATTTGGTATTCAAGGAGCTGGTAATGTTAGTGGATTAGCACTAACTCAATTTAGTTTAGATGCTAGTGGAAATTCAGGTGCAGGTAGAGTATCTATTGGACTTGTAAATGTATCGGGTATTGGAAATCCAGGAGCTGGTACTTTAAGTGGAACTATAACAGGTAGTGATGGCAGTAGTGGAACATGGTCTGTTAATTATTCAGATGCTGGAATACCCTCGTATACTGATGGCAATGGAGATACTCTACAGCCAGAATCTGTAGGAGAGATTATTATAAATGGATTGACATTAACTAATAATGTCACATATACAATTAATACATAAGCATGGCTTCATATTTAGACCAATTTTCTGATGAATCTATACTGGTTATAAAAAAACCACCAGTAAGTGCTCCTGCTATACAGTCAATAACTACAGCTGGAGAAGATGATTTTTTAGAAGAGCGATTCATAAGTTTTGCATATCGTTATAAATATGCTGATGGGGAGTATTCAGCCACATCACAATTTAGTGAGCCTTCGTTTATCCCTAACCCTTTTGATTTTAGCTTTAACAGCTATCTAAATGAAGGGATGACCAACTCAACAAATGCTTGTATTATTACATTTAATTCTGGAGGACCGCTTGTTGTTGGTATAGATTTATTGTTTAAGGAATCTACTACTTCTACCATAAAGGTTATTGAGAAATTAAATAAAAGCGATTTAGGTTATTCTGACAATCAAGATTATACATA